ACGTTCATATCTTTTAAAGATTGGTAAACGTATTGTTGAGAGACCTCAATACATGTACATGAGAGTTGCCGTTGGTATTTGTAATGGTAATTTGGAAATGGCTTTGAGAATCTATGATGATTTATCACAACATTTTTACACCCACGCAACACCAACACTATTCAATGCGGGAACTCGTCGTCCACAAATGTCTTCTTGTTTCTTGATTGGAAACAAAGGTGATGATATTGATGGTTTATTTGATACCATTAAGGACGTTGCTAAGATTTCTAAATGGGCGGGTGGTATCGGATTACACGTACACGATGTAAGAGCTAAAGGTTCATACATTAAAGGTACGGGTGGAGAATCTGATGGACTTCTTCCTATGATGAAAACATATAATGAGGTTGCTCGTTGGATTAATCAGGGTGGTAAAAGAAAAGGTTCTTTTGCTGTTTACCTTGAACCATGGCACGCAGACGTTTTCGAATTTATTGATTTAAGAAAGAATCACGGTAAAGAAGAGATGAGAGCAAGAGATTTGTTCTTGGCAATGTGGACACCTGATTTATTTATGCAACGAGTTGAGAGTGACGGAGATTGGTCATTATTCTCACCTGACGAAGCGCCGGGTTTATCTGATACGTATGATACACCAGAAGATAAGGCGTTCACTCGTTTATACGAACAATACGAACAAGAAGGTAGAGCACGTAAAACTGTTAAGGCGAGAAAATTGATGGATTCAATTCTTACTGCACAGATTGAAACGGGAACACCTTATATGTTATATAAAGACTCGGCAAACTACAAATCAAATCAAAAGAATTTGGGAACAATTAAATCTTCAAACTTATGTACGGAGATTATTGAGTACTCAAGTCCTGAAGAACAAGCGGTTTGTAACTTGGCATCGATTGCATTACCAAAATATGTTGTAGATGGTGAATTCAGTCATGAATTATTATATGAGTACACCTACCAAGTTGTACAAAATTTGAATAATGTAATTGACTTGAACTTCTACCCAACTGAGGAAACAAAACGTTCAAATATGAGACACAGACCTGTTGGTTTAGGTGTTCAAGGATTGGCGGATGTGTTCTGTATGTTGTCACTACCATTTGAAAGTGAAAATGCCGACAAACTACAAACGGATATTTTCGAAACAATTTATTTTGCTGCACTTGCTTCATCAAAAGATGTTGCTAAAGAAAACGGAGCATACGAAACCTTTAATGGTTCACCACTTTCTGAAGGTATTTTCCAATATCAATTATGGGGTAAATCCGATAAGGATTTGAGTGGTAGATGGGATTGGAAATCTTTAAGAAAAGAGATTTTAAAATTCGGTGTTAGAAATTCATTATTGGTGGCACCTATGCCAACAGCATCTACCGCACAAATTTTAGGTAATAACGAAGCGTTTGAACCATTCACATCTAATTTATTCTCAAGAAGAACTCTTGGTGGTGAATTTATTGTGGTAAACAAACACTTAGTTAAAGTATTACTCGAAAGAAAAATATGGTCAGACGATATCAAGAAAAAGTTGATTATGGAAAACGGTTCGGTTCAGAACATTCCTGAAATCCCAACAGATATCAAAGAGGTGTTTAAAACCGTATGGGAGATGTCACAAAAGAGAATCTTATCCATGGCGGCAAATCGTTCAATCTTTATTGACCAATCACAATCATTGAATTTATTCATTGATAATGCTTCTAAACAAAAAGTATTGGCGGCACATCTTTACGGTTGGAAACTTGGATTGAAAACTGGTATGTACTATCTCAGAACAAGAGCGGCGGTTGACCCACTAAAAGGGTTGGGAATTGATACTTCTACCGTTAAACCTGTTTCTGAAGCTATCGAGGTACCTACAACTAATAACTTTATTCAGGATACTTCAGAAGAAATGAAGTTAATGGAGATGGTTAATGTATCAAGACCCACAGATTCACCATTTGAGTGTGAAGGATGTGGTTCCTAAAATAAGTTAACACTAAACCTACATAATCCCGACATTAGTCGGGATTTTTTATTTATATGTATTCCGGCTTTCTTTATATTTATTGATATGGCGACAACGTATGGTATAGATTATCCATTTAGAGAGAGTAGAAAAGGTAATTTCCTTGAGATGACAGAAGCACCTGACAGGGAGATTAGGGCGAATCTATTACATCTAATTTTAACCAGAAGAGGTACACGTTATTATTTACCTGATTTTGGTACGAGATTGTATGAGTTCATTTTTGAACCAAACGATGCGGTTACATTCCAAATGATTGAGGATGAGATAAGAACCACGGTAAAAAAATACATTCCTAATTTGGATATCACATCAATAAGAATTACTGCCGCGGACCAAGACGATGAGGAACCAAGAAGTGTGAGTGAGGAAGACGATGAGAGATTATTTAGGGTATCGGATAGTTCAAGTAAACCATACACTGCGAAAGTTAGACTCGATTACGACATTAATAATGAACCATTTAGTTCGTCAGATTTTATAATTATTAACATATAACATGGCTAAAAAGATATCATACGCAACAAGAGATTTTGCGGGGTTAAGACAAGAATTAGTTAATCTCACAAAAGAATATTATCCTGATTTAGTAAAGAATACTAATGATGCGTCAATTTATTCTGTATTATTAGATTTAAACGCGGCGGTTACCGATAACTTACATTACCATATCGATAGAGTTTGGCAAGAAACGATGTTGGACTTTGCACAACAAAGACAATCTCTTTTCCATATTGCTAAAACATATGGTATCAGATTACCGGGTACGAGACCTTCAGTTGCATTGTGTGATTTTAGTATAAATGTCCCTGTTAGAGGTGATAAAGAAGATGAACGTTATTTGGGTACAATTAAAGCCGGTGCTCAGGTTAGTGGTGGTGGACAATCATTTGAAACGATTGAGGATATTGATTTTGCTAACCCATTCAATAGTAAAGGAGAACCTAACAGATTAAAGATTCCAAATTTTGATGGTAACAATAGATTAGTATCATATACAATTGTTAAAAGAGAAGCGGTTGTTAACGGTGTCACAAGAATTTTCAGAAAAGTTATAACTGAACTTGACCAAAAACCTTTCTTAAAACTTTATTTACCTGAACAAAATGTTTTGGGCGTAACGGCAGTAATCCATAAAGACGGAACATCATTCGCCGGTAACCCAACAAACTCAGAATTCTTGGACCCAACGAATAAATGGTATGAGGTTAAATCTTTAATCCAAGATAAAGTATTCGTTCAGGACCCAACAAATGCTTCTGATAGAGATAATTTCAGAGCAGGAAAATACATTTCAGTTGCTAATAAATTTATTACAGAATATACCCCTGAAAGTTACTTCTCAGTAACCTTTGGTAGTGGTAACGTGGACCCGATGGATAATCTTGATGATTATATGAATGGTTCACTAAAAGTAAACTTGGGAACATACCTAAATAATATGTCATTAGGTGCACTACCTAAAGTAGGAACCACAGTATTCATCAAATATCGTATTGGTGGAGGTAAAGACAGTAATTTGGGCGTGAACGTCATTACAAGTATTGATGATGTGGATTTTGTATTAACGGGACCAAATTCATCAATAAACACTCAAGTAAATCAATCTCTAATTGTAACAAACATTACACCGGCAATCGGTGGAGCTGACCAACCTTCAATTGATGAAATCAGAAACATGATTGCATACAACTTTGCAGCACAAAACAGAGCGGTTACATTGAATGATTATAAATCATTGATTGAAACAATGCCATCCACATACGGAGCACCTGCTAAGGTTAATGTAATGGAAGAAGATAACAAGGTAAAAATCAAATTGTTATCATATGACGAGAACGGAAATCTTTCTGATACCGTATCTACCACATTGAAAAACAACATTTTAAATTACCTATCCGAATATCGTATGATTAACGATTATGTGGATATTGAAAGTGGTCAGGTAATTGACATGGGACTTGAAATTGATTTGGTTATCGATAAAAACGGCAATCAAACCGAAATTATCACAAACTCAATTGAGGATATTGTTGATTATTTCGCAATCGAAAAAAGAAAAATGGGTGACCCATTACTTGTTGGTGATTTAAATCGTTTAATTGGTCAAGTTAACGGTGTTGTAAACGTCGTAGATGTGAGAGTTTTCAATCTAACCGGTGGAGAATACTCAAGTGCTGAAGTTGCACAATCTTATTCTGACCCATCAACAAAAGAAATCTTACAATCTGATATGACAATCTACATGAAATCAAATCAGATTTTCCAAATAAGATTCCCGAATAAAGATATCAAAATAAGAGTCAAAACTCTCGGTTCGACTACATTCTAATTTTTATTTTCTGTATTTTTTAAGAAAATAAATAGATTTCTATTTATATAGGTAAGGTATGCAGAAACACAGAATAACCACAAATATAGGTAGGGACCAAAAAGTCACAGTTGAATTAAAACAGGACTATGACTTATTGGAAATTTTATCATTAAAATTCACCCAAACGGATGTTTATACGTCAATGTGCTCTGATTATGGAGTAGTTGTAGGTAGAATATCAGTTAATAATGGTTTTGGTGTTCCCAATGCAAGGATTTCAATATTTGTCCCATTAAGTGAGAGTGATAGTGAGGACCCTGTAGTTTCACAGTTATACCCATTTACAACCGTATCAGATAAAAATGATACAGGACATAGGTATAACCTACTTCCATCAAGAAAACAACACGGAGGACATGCTCCAACAGGTACATTCCCCGACCAAAAAGATGTTTTAACAAGAGAAGAGGTTCTTGAGGTTTATGAAAAATATTACAAGTACACCGCAAAAACAAATGATGCTGGTGACTTTATGATTTGGGGAGTCCCTCTTGGAACACAAACCATTCATGTTGATGTTGACCTTTCAGATATTGGTTGTTTCTCATTGAGACCCGATGATTTCATTCGTCAGGGTATGGGAGTTGACCAATTCAAAAACGAATATACTTTTAAATCATCTGAAGACCTTGACGCATTACCACAAATTGTTTCGTTTAATCAAACAATTGAGGTTTACCCGTTTTGGGGAAATGAAGATTTATGTGAAATCGGATTAACAAGAACGGATTTTGACCTATCAAATAAGGGGGTGAGAATTGAACCTAAAGCTTATCTACTAGGTTCCATTTATTCTGACCAAGGAACAAATACAGTAAACAAAAACTGTACTCCAAAAAGTAAGATGGGTAGAAAGTGTGATTTAACCACATTTCCCGCTAAAATTGAAATATTACGATTTACAAGTAGAAAAGATAGTCAGAATAGACCGATATTAGAATTTTTAGAAGTGGAGGAAGATGTGGAGGATGACGGTTCATTCGTTTTACCTCTACCAATGAACATGGATTATTTGTACACCAATGAATTTGGTGAGAATGAATATACCAATGACCCAAATAAAGGTATACCAACATCGTCTTGTTATCGATTTAGAGTTTCAATAAAAAATGAAACTTTAGGTAGGGTTAGAACAACGGCAAGTTACCTAATTCCAAACATCAGAGAGTTTCAAAATGACATTGAGGCATCTTATGCTTGGTCAACCGATTGGTCTGATTACCCTGCATCTGCTTTAAATAGTTCATACATCTTTAATTCGGTGATGGGAAGTTACTATCCTGAGGATTATTTTTATAGATTTACATATAATAAGGTTTATGGTGTTTCATCTTTTATGGGTGGACAGTATTCTTCAGGTGGGTTCAATAGAAATACATTCTTAGGAATTAAAGAGATTTCTCCAAAAGAAGAAGAGGATTGTCAAAGTAATGTCAACACTCCACCGGTCAATTGGGGTATCCAAAAATTTAATTTTTCAATTCTTTTAGCGATTATTTTAAACATATTTGAAAGAATTGTTTACACTGCATTAGTTGGATTAATGCAGGTATTAATATGGCCATTCCAAATCTTTTATAGTTTTAGAATTTACATAAGGGCGTTCGGTGTCACTTTGATTAACTGGAGACCATTTGAATTCTTGGATTCCGTAATTGAGGCGATACAACGTTTTGGAACAGTAAGGTTAGGACTAGCAATATATCCTGAATGTGAGAATTGTGACCAAGTAGATGAGACACCGTCAGTACCGAATACAACCGGCACCACGGACCCATCTTTACTATATCACATGGTTGGTTCGGGGACGGCTTTAAGGGATGCGTTTACGATTGTAACTAGTTGTGATGAGTACGAATTATATGGTGGAGCATCAGGTGCAACATTTACGTTTATACCTTGTTCGGGAACATCGTCAACTAATTTATATGTCGACACAGGTGATACACAAACAAGATGTGTCAAAACAGGTACCCTATCAACTGTCGATGGTACCTATAATTTGATTGTTGATTGTGACAGTAGTACATCACAACCATGGCTTGACCCAATTTCAAATAATAACGAATTAATATTGAGTGATATTAATGGAATATCAATATACACACCAAACCCATCATCGGGACAAACATTATCCACAATATATGCTAACAGTTCAACGGGAACTGTTTATTACGTAAAATTAATTTCGTATTTAGGTGGTACACCTTCATCATCATATAGTACAGGGTTATCAAACACATTAAACATTGACACGTATGTTGACGGTGGAAATACCCATTATTTACATTCAGATAGTTCTAATACAAATCAGTGGGTAGTATGGAACGGAACATGGACCGGTGTAACTTACGAAATTTACGACTCAACTTCTCTACTTGTGGGAGGAGGGTCAACAAGTAATCAAGACGACAATAGTTTACCCTCAGGTTGTGGTTCATACATGACTGTTTATAATGAAACTATTGTTTCACAATCATACTGTTCAAACGATGCAAATATTCCTTATACAGGACTTTCAGTGTCTAATTTAGTGAATGGAACTACCTGTAGTAATTTTGTTGTTGGACAAGTAATAAAAAATGTAGATAATAACCCTTGTACTACTTGTGTTACCCATAGTGGTTATTCCGAATTTAGAAGAGGTGTTTTCACCGTAATTCCTGCAGCATCTTCAAATAACTGGACACATAATTTTAAAGCCATTAGTGAATATTGTAGAAGAAAACTTGTAGCTAAATTATTTTGTGAGGGCGTTGTTAACTATTCGTTCACGGATAATTGGTTAACGGGGTCATTATATATGTTCCCGTTTAAAGCGAAAGTTAGATGGAATAGTGAAGAAGATTTAGATTTAAATGTTAGAAGAACCAATTACTGTGAAAATTTAGTTTACTTTAAAGTAAAAGAAAAAACGACAGCAGTCGCTGACAAACGTTTTTATTATAGGTCTTCAAAATTTAATGGTACAACATTTAGTAGATGGAGTAGTGATAGTACTCTTGGACACCCAACTACAGTTGTTGATTTAGGACCAAGAGATGAATTCATTAAAGAAATATGTATTGACCCGTCATTGGACCCAAATTGCTCTGTTGTTAGAAGTGTGGGACCAACATCTGCACAGGACTTTAAAGAAATGTTGGGGTTATACATTAATTACAAAATGGATGTTCTCGGTACCGATGCGGATTATACCGACATGTTTGATAATAATGGATTTAATCCCATTTTACCATTTAAAATGGATGGTTATATTTTAAATGGGGATTTATTACAACTTATATCAATGAACAATGAAGTTGGTATTGAAGAATTTGATTTACAAAATAAAAATTACGCACCATATTCATATCAAGTAGTTGACCCCGAACAATACCCTTCTTTATTTAAAGATAGTTTAGGGAATTGGGGGCCATTACCAATTAATTTTGTTTTAGATGATGATGGTTATAGAGTTAGAAGTTGTATAAATGAAGTTGGTCGTTTAACGGAATCGTCACAAACAGTGCCATTCTTTTTATGGGATAAAAAAGGTACTGGTTTTGGTTCAGGAACGGACCAATCTTGGGACTACACCAATATTCAAACACAACCATTACAAGGTATGCATTATGCATACAATTATACGGGAGACACTTCGTGGAAATATGTTTTATTCCCAATGGGAAAAAATTATTCAGGATTAACTAAAACAATTAGTGGAGTTAGTTACAATGAAGTCACATTCAATATCGAGAGAACATCTGCGACTTATGGGGCTTCTGATTACTTAAACTTCAATAACCAAGAAGAAGGTTACACATATCTATATATCACAACTTGGACATCGGGTACAACTGAGGACCAAAGAATTGAAAACGCGCTTACCGGAACTTTATATACAAGAACAGGTGATACAGGTAACTGGGCGTCACAGTCATGGACATACGATACTGATTTTATTATTAAACCGACAACAATAAATTATAGCGGTAATAAACAAATTTTATCAACACCGTTCTTATTTTATTTTGGTTTGAGACCTGGTAAAACTGCGGTTGATAAATTCATACAAAAATTCGGACCAAAAGGTGCGTTCCCATCAGCTGAATAATGGAAAAGAAAAGACTCATAGTACCATCTAAAAAATTCTTTGGAGCAATTGACGAAGATTTAAATCTAAAAATAAATTTAGATGAATCTAAAAATTTACTCAGAGAAGGGGACAGAACTATATTATTGGACACATCAGTTCTTTTTGCCAAAGAAAGAAATGAAAGTCCCCACTATAAAATTCACGGAAAACTTAAAATGGTTTTTAGAAATCTGTATAGTGGTACAACAGGATATCAACCACTTGAGAAAAATCTTTATTTAGTATACGACGATGGTAATCGTTTTGATGGATTTTTACCTTATAATGAATTTGCGTTTTTAAGGGATGATGTTGTAAGAGAAACAAATAACTCTAACCCAACAAACGTTTTGTCGGCGTTTACACAAAACATTGTAATTACGGGTCAAACTGACCATGTTCAAATTACTCCGATTACGGCACCATTTCATAATTGGAACATTTGTTTATCATATGTTTATTCGGGTGATTCAAAACATCCGATGAAATATACGTTGAGTGGGAACACAGTTTTTAGTTTTTTAGCAGAAGATGGTATACCATTTAGAGTAACAGAGAACAAATCATCATATTTCTTAACAAGTCCTGTAGAACACGGAATCAGTAGAGGTGAATATGTCGTGATATCAGGAGGAACTTTAAACAACACGATACCTCAATCAGGAAGAACTTTCTCAGTTGTTTCCGTTGGTGATGAAAAGTATAATTCAGAAAATTATGTTTTAGAAATTAGTAAATCGGAAATACCGTCAGGCACAACATTATCTACCGTTGTTTTTGGTAAAAGATGTATTAATAGAAATAGATTGGATGACACCATATCAACATACTATGTTCACAAACATAAAGTATTAACTATGGGTGATGCATTTATACTTGACAAAATTGGTTTTGAATCACCAATATGGGAAAACGAAAGAAAATTGATATTTGAAAATAGTGTTGGTGATAACGATGTGGTGGTTAATAGAAATAGAATGGAGTCATTAATTTATGATTTCAAGGAACCATTCACATTAACGGGATTAACAAATAATCTTGGTTATTTACCAACTGACGTTTATGTTTCGATAGTTTTCAAAAATAAAAACGGATATTTTAATTATCCCTATAAAGTAGGATATAAATTTAATTTCCACGATACTTGGATTGATGAACATTTTAGTGGGTCAACATCTGTTGAAACAACGGTTCCTTATGGTTCTTTTACAAAATCAGGAGTAACATTTGTTTCGGGTGGCACGATAACAACAGGAACAACACTTAATGGTGCGTTTATAGAATATAATAGGTCCGAATTAAAAGAAAGAGTTATCAGTGAGGCATACCATAAAATAACAAACCCGACTCTAATTTTTGACCACAGCCAAGATGACCCTTTAACATTCTCAGGTTCATCGGCAAATAATATGGTGGGATTATACTATCAACCACATTATAGAATAAAATTAAGACAATTGTCTCCATATGTTGAATCGTCCAATACAAATCAAATATATGGATTACCTCAAAATGCAAAATATTTTGAGAACGAATTATTGTGGAAATGGAGGGATGTTTATGACCATGGATTTATCGACCCAGAAGGATTTGGTACAAGTTATCCATTTATAAATAATATTCATTATGTGAAGAATGATATTAATTTCTATTTACGTAATGAACAACAATATAGAAATAAGCAAGACGGAAATAAAACAGTAAAAAGATTTAAGTGTTAAAGTGGAAATATTAAGAAAAAATACTGACCAAAATTTAGTTGTAAATCCAACCCATTCTTTTAAAACAGATTTGGGATGGACGGACAATGCAGAAATGATGGAAAAAGAGGTGCTCTATGAAATCATTAACCCAACTGAAAATTATGAAACGGTTAGATACATACACAAACCTTACACAAATGCAACCGGATTTACCCAAACTGATATTTGGTTTTATTTCTATTTTGGTAATTTTTCTTACAATACTTCAAATCCCGCAAACCCAATTATTACGGGGGTAACATTTGAACAGGATTACCAATTAATGGATATAACATTACAAGAAAACGCTTTGATGTTAAAACAATCCACAGAAAGTTTCTTCAGATTGGAGTTTTATAAAACATCAAATGACGAGGCACCAAACAGTACAAACAGAAGATTAGTATTTGCTAAGAATCTGGCATTACCGATAGGTGAAAAAGTTTTTTATACGGGAACAACAAGTGGGAGTACACTTTCATTAAATGATTACATATATTTTCCTGTATTCATGGGCTCAAACTATAGAAATAAAGAAAATATGTATTTCTTCTGGTTTAGTGATGATACCCCATTCAGTGAGACAACTTTGACGGGTAACACGTTTTATATGACCGCAAAGTTTTATAATGCAAAAACAGGAGAAGTATTTGATTTTACAAATAAAACCAAAACCCCAAGTGGCACTATCGTCGAAGAAAATGATATGTATTATAAGGTGGTTATTGACAGGTCAGATTATTCATACCAAGTTTTCAGATTTAACGGTTCGGTGGGTTCAAGAATTGGAGAAACAACCGACCCAATAGTTTTTTATGAAAAGTTTTTATAATGGAAAAAAACATATATAAAATATTACGAAAGAATATACCTAATGTGAGGTTACACTCATTGTCGGGTCAATTTTGGTATGATTACTTTGGTAATTGGATACCTTGGTCGGGTTCTACAACACTACCACCTGAGGTTGGTGATGTGGTTTACAATGTCACAGGGAGTGTTCCAACAGGATATTATGAGTGGCAAGGTTCTTCATGGGGTCTGACCACCAAATCCGATGCGATGGGTAGTTACGACGTTCCGTTATTTTTGGAATCGTCAGTTGATGAAATGGGTGTTATGGTTGGTTTTGACGGGAATATCGAACAAGTCGAACAAATCTGTAATTTCTCATACACCCAAACAGGAAATACGGTTCAAGTTTACAACACGGTGGACACTAGTAAAGTATCTGAAATCCATACTGTAAACTTTACAGTGGATTGGGGTGATTCTACCACAAGTACTTTAACTACACACACAGGAACAACCTTAAATTCTGTAAGTAAAACATACGGAACAACGGGAATTAAAACGATATCAATTTCATTGAGTACCCCTTGGTTAGATTTTAAATTGGAAAAACAGGTAACAGTACCATCAAATACAACGGTATCTGACCCATTGGGAACATTTAGTGGATTTACAATACCATATTCAACCGTTACGGGTCAGACATTGAACTACCTAAATAATTTAGAATACTCAACAACCGGAACCACAGGAAACACAACATTTAGTTATGCGGCTATCGGTAAGAGTAGAATCGATGAAAAGAAACTTTATGGTTCAAACACCTATTCAGGTGTAACCACGGGTACAACGTCAGGAATATCGTATAGTGCTTATACTATCGATAATCTATATTATCGAGATTTCGAGGATGGAATCACCACAATAACAGGGAGTACTTCAGGTTTTACCAAAGAAGAAGTGATGAATTTCGCAATAACAAGAAACGAACATTTCTTAGGATTCATTGATGAACCCACAATATTCTCAGACATATTTGTTGAAAGAGGTAAACAGGGGGTATTAGAAAAAACCTTGAGATTGGGTGAAATTGATAATACAGGTGAATTAGATATCTACGGAAATGGATATTTTAATATAAGAAAACAATAAAATTTATATTTATTAATAAAAAATCATGGCAGTAGGTAGTTACGGAATTATAAGACCAGCGGATGTTTCTCCTGAAGATGTGGAAATCTATTACCACTATGTTTCAGGTAGAACAAGTGACGCAACTGCAACACTAAAAAGACTTAGCCCGAGTGACGTTTTAACTCCGGTTTTTCATAATGCAGACACCACGGACGACGCGGCTGCACCCGATGTTGAAATTTTGGGTGGTATGTACAATTTAAAATTGGCTTCGGGGGATTTCTCAGAATTAGGAATTTACACCCTACACATAAGACCAAAACAAATTCGTACAACAATTACCGATTGTGGTATTTTGGCTTCACTACCATCTGTTAGAGGATTGGTTATTGATTTGAGTAATGTACCGGCAGCGGACAGAAACAAATTTACCCCACAAGGATTGGTAGGATACAGAGTTGAATACATCAACACATCTGATAACAAAAAGATATCTAATTTTTATAGAGTAGTAACATCTTCTTTTTACTGTACTCCAATAGTTTCAAACTTAACAAGTACATCACAAAAAGCGGTTCGTTATCAATACAGTGAACAGGCAACAAATTTGATGTTTTTGACGGTAACACCTTCATCTGCACCATCAAACAAACCTAACACAGTTCCTTTTATCGGTACACCATCACAAAAAATTATTTTAACAAATACCTATTTCAATCCAACAACGATTGAGGTTGAGATGGTAGAACATGACGCAAGTACATTGGCACACGCACTGTACGGTAATCAAAGTAAAGCCGTTTCTCAGGGTATATACACAATTTACGATAACAATAATAACATATACAGACAGTACAATCTTTACGAGGTTAAGGATGAGTTTAATGAAACTCTATACGAAGTTCGTGAGGAAAGAACTGATATTGATGAAACATTAAACTTTGATACTATTACCGAATAATGGCGAGAAGAAAGGTACCAAGTCAAGCGGCTAGCGGAGCAGAAACATTTAGTGATAATTTAGTTGGAAGACAAATCACTACGGGTAGTCCTGC